CGACTAGTAAGACGCACCCGTACTCCTTACATTTTGATTCAATCCTTGCTGCTGTAGATACTGAGTCGCCAAGAACGTCATACGAATGTCTCCTTGTGCTACCCATTTCCCCAAGGTAGCCCAGACCAGTATTAATGCCAGCACCCATACCCACTGTCGGTTTGTCATGTCTTTGTAATGTAACATTAAACTTCTCCACTGCCCTCAACATGTCTAAACCGCATTGAACAGCAGTCCTCGCATGATTAGGGTCATTGTTAGGTGCATTATGTACATGCATGGATGCGTCACCAATGTATTTGATTACCATACCATCAGCATCTAAGATGGGTTGCGTAATCGCATCCATGTATCCATTCATAATCTTTGTTAAACCCTTAACATCATCACCAAAACTTTCACCTAGTGGAGTAAAACCTCTCAAGTCTGAGAAACATATGGATATTTCTTTCTTCATTCCTTCTTTAATTAGTGCTGGATTTTCTTGTAACATTCTCACAACTGTGGGAGATGCATATCCAGCGAATTGTTTTTTGATTGCTTGTTTCTCAAAAAACTCTTTTGTAAATCTATTGAATATCGCATGAAATCCAACCAGAGTTGTTACGATAACAATCCAACTCCAATCAATCAACCAGAGATGATTTACAAAGTAGTAATAAGAACCATATACTGCACCTATTGGAACAGCAACAATCATAATACCAGATAACCAATATGGTGCTCTGGTTGCAAGTAGTATTAGTAGTAGTCCAAGTCCAATAGCAGCAACCCATTCTAAGAATGTAGATTCTGGGAATCGAACAAGAGTTTCACCATTTAGTATTGTTTGTAGGGAAACAGCGATAGGAATGTAAGAATACTGTTCACCCTTTGGTGTTGCAATAATACTACCAAGTCCCTCAGCGGTTGCGCCGATGATGACTGTCTTGCCTGCAAGAGAATCATACTCACCAGCACTAACACTTAGTGTAGGGAATTTTTTGTTATATCTTAACCAGATTCTACCAAATGAATCTGTTTGTATTGTCTTATAAGCAGGAACTCTCATTGCAGAAATCCCACCTTCATTTGACTTTACTTGATATGATGGATCACCAGTTGCAACACGAATAGTCTCCATTGCAATAGACGGATATACCTCTTCACCTATCTTCATCAATAAGGGTAAACGTCTTACGACACCATCTATCTCTGGTACTGTTGATATTACACCAACCCCATCTGCATTCAGTCCAAGTAATTCTATTGGGCCCAACATACCGTTCCACTCAAACAACCAAGGAAGTGGGTCACCTATCTTTGCAACCCCTCGTGGAACTGGATTTTTGATTTGAAATGTCTCTTGTGAAGTTCCTGTCTGTGCAATCACAACACCATTCTGGGCAAGAGCTTGTGCTAAATCTATGTCACCACCAAGTCTATCTTCTTCTGAGAACAAGATTGGTAGAACGATTACTCCAACACCAGCATCTCTGAGCTGCCAGATAATATCTGCAATCACAGTTCTCTTCCAAGGCCACTGTCCATACTTTTCTATAGACTGTTCATCTATTTCTAGTATTGCAATGTCAGAAGATAATGTTGGGGGGTCGTATTGTTGGATTAAGTCGAATGACTTTAGGCGCAGAGTTTCCTTAACAAAGGGGTCACTCCATCCAATAAAAGAAATAACAAATAAGGTTAAAAGGGCGGTTGCCCAGTGCGTAATCCATTTCATACACCTATTTAGGTGTTAGTATTGGTTAACTGAAACACTACATCCACTAGTGTTTGTACATATTCCTGTCAGAGAATATGTCTTAGCAGTAGATGCAGTTTGGTCTAAATCTAATGTGTATCCACCACCAGCATTTGTTATGTCTATGTTTGCAGTATGGTCGCCATAACGCTGGTACACATCAACAGTGTGTCCATCACCATCTATTTCAATGTCTGCAAACTGTGTATCTGAATTACCTCTTTGCAGCACTTCAACATCATTATCATCACCGTCTATTTCAACAAATCCGTCATGTTCGCCAGCACCACGTTGCGTGTGTTTTACTGTGTTGTCATCACCAGTGACATAGTTTGCTATGTGTAAACCACCATTACCATTATCATCTGTTTGATAACTTGCAAGGTTATTATTATTACCAGATACAATCCAGTAAACGTCATTGTCACCAGTTTCGTTTGTATCTATATTACCGTCTTCATGTTTACCTTGCCAAGCTTTGACATTATTACTGTTACCATTAACTATTACATATGCTATATTGTTATCTTGTTCGTGGATTTGTATATCCACGTTGTTGGAATCTCCATTCAAGATTTCTGAATATACAACATTACTACTTCCATCAATGGTAAGACTCATAGCATTATTATCGTCACCACCATTACCTATTTCACTATGTGTGATGTTGCTGTTTCCTTCAATATCAACAGACATATCATTATTATTTCCATGATTGTCCATTTTGGATATATTACTATTTCCATCTTGTGCAAGACTCATCTGTTGATTACCACCATGAGTCCATACTCTTATTTCATTATCACTACCTGTTTGATCGAATGTGACTGTTTTATTGTTTCCATTAATTTCAGCAGCACCAGAGCCTGATAACCCTTCAATTTGATTATCTGTACCATCTTGTACAACATCTAGTTCAAGCAAATCCCCTGCTTGGTCTATATACAATTCATTTGCCATGCATGATTGTGCATAAAAAAATAATACAATTAATACTACTCCTAAGTGAGTACCAGTTATTGATTTAGCGAACTTGTCTAATCGTAATTTCATTATTGCTTCCTTCCCCAATGGGGATATCGTAAAGTTCTATCTCATCCTGTTTCAAATTAATTCTGTAGTCATAATTTTTACTCAAATCTATGTCAACAATGTTGTTACCACCTTCTCTTCTAAACTTCCAGTTTGTGGTAAAATCGTATATCTCAACTCCTGTGTCTGGGTTTTTTCCTAGTTGTACCCCATCCTTCATCTTTGTAAATTCATTTCTCATTTGAAGTGCTAACTGTTCATTCAACACATCCAAAATATTTCTCAATAAATCTGTATCAAGAAAGTCTATGTCTAACTCTGTAGCCCAAGTACTATCTGATACCTCTAACAGTTCACTTGTTTTGAAAACATCAAACGATAGGTAATCCATACCAAGAAAGTCTGCAAGTTCCTTTGCTCTTTTGCTCTCTGAATCTGGATCTAATTCTTTTGGTTTTTTTCTAATCAACAGATTCAAAATATCAGTTTCATTTAACTCTAGAATCACTGGTTCTGTTGGTTCTGTATATGGGCTCGCAACAACAGTTGCCTGAAACGCTTGGTTCATAATAACCAAACCTACTTCAGATTCAACTGATATTTCCCCAACTATACAGTCTCCATTTGAGTTGCATGACGGCAGTAGAACAATAGTACTGCTACCAAGCTCATCAATCGTCATTGAAAAATCAGTACCCCTCACACCAACTACGGCGGTTGGGGTTTTGATTTTAATATTCTGTCTGCTATTCTTTGCTATCTGTCCAGACGCATATCTCATTGTACCAAAGGATGCCTTTAGTGATAATGCGCCTGTACGACTATTCGGGTCATACACAAACGAGTCTATAACTAATTTAGAATGCTCAGTTACGTCTACTCGTGTTTCATCAATGAATTCTATAGAAGTCCGTCCGTTCTTGGTACGAACAGTATCCATTGATTCCATGCTAAAACCTTTGTCGATTGATTCAAACCCATCGTTTCCTCTTTCGATGTTAGTTATACCCTTCTGGTCAATAACCTCTCCAATGTTAGCAAACGCCGGAGGTGTTATCAACAAGAAGAATATACTAATCAGTTTGCGTGATATCAACGTCAAAGCTATCGCCTTGTATGTCTAAATCAACAGTTTGGTTTTTAATCCCGCTTTGACTTATATCGACAGTACCACCACCGCCAACTACATCTAATTTTAGAGTGTGTCCATCTACACCATTACCAGTTTGTACTGTTGTAACTGCAACACCTTCATCTGAATTAGCACTTGTAGTTGCCAAAGATGACGCATTGTTTATTGTTACAGCAAGTTCTGCTTTAGTCCCATTTATAGTAGAGTTAACAATGCTGTGATCTCCTGTAAGAGTAAAACCCACCGTTGCATCTGAAGCATCAGCTGATTCTCCAATGTCAAAAGTAAATTCATTATCGTCACCTGTAGCAGTTATGTTAAGAGTAACATCATCACATTTGCCCGCACTACCAGAACTACAGTCTAAATCAACTGTATTACTGTCACCAGTGAAGACCCAAGTACCAGTGTAATCTGCACCTTTAATAGTTGCAACTATTACGTTCAAGTTACCTGTCTGTGTGATGTCAAAGTTCATGGTGTCACCATTAAGTACAACAGCACCGCTGGAATCACCGACTTCGTTATCTGTACCATCTTGATCAATATCTAAATCTAAATCATCCCCCACCTGTGTAATGTAAATATCATTCGCTTGGGTAGAAGGAGCCATCATAAAAACCATCATAACAAAGAATAACCTATATAAGATTTTGGTCATTTCTTCTCCTTTATGTAAAGGTCTGTTTCTTCATAGTCCCACAAACCTTTAGTTTCGCCCTTTCTGATCATATCAATAACAGCTTGGTCGATAGCAGCTTTCACTGCAACGGAAGTCGGCTCATTTGCCGCTGCTCCACTCTCCATTTCAAATGCTTTAGTTCCCATTTCAAAGAACCTAAAGACATTGAAGTCGTCCTTTACACTAGCAATTGTTTTCGTAACATTTACTGTTAGAATAACCTTGCCAGAATTTACAGAAACAAGTCTCATAGAAACTGTGACTTGATCTGTTCTGTATGAGGTATCGCCTCCAACACCAAAGTAGCGTAATCCATCACCACCACTTACAATGTTAGCGTCATAACCGACAATACCCCCTTCCAATATTAAACCAGCTAGCTTCAAGGGTTTAAGCTCTGGTTTGTTCTCACCTTGTTCATACTGTTCATATGTGGACTTTGCTAGTTGTCGTTCTTTAACTAGGTTGTTAAGTCCACCTCTTTCTATGACTATAAACCAATCACCATTCGCTGCGCTTTGTAGTGCGTCAATAACCCAAGAGTCTGCGCCCTGAGTTACAGCAGATGATAATGAGGAAAACCTTTCGTTAGGTTTTCGCTGCCCTGTCTTGTCTAGAAACGAATACACCGCAATTGTCATCGGTGGCGCATCTAGAAGTGGAAGGTCTTCCAACCGTTCCTGTACCCCACTTTCAAAAGTCTGGGGTGGTTGTATATCTAAATGTTCTTGCGTTGCCATTGAGGTACATCCTCCCAATAAGCACGCCATAATAAAGAATACAATTGCCTGTTCCATTTAGAATCCAAATCCTGTTAGGGGAACAACCAACTCTGTAGTTGTACCATCTTCTTCAGTTATTGTTACCGTAATGGTGCCTGCTGTTAAATCCTTTATCCAATAAATTGTAGCACCTTCTAGTTCAGCAGTACCAGATAAAGCACCATCATCTTCAAACATACTATCGACTAGATTCTTAGAAATTTGAGCATAAATTCTAGATTCAACATTTGTAATAAATTTATTAATTGTTTCGTTCGCTTCCTCTCTCGCTATTCGCCGTTCTTCAGCTTCAGCGTCATCCTTAATCTTTTGTTTACGATTGTGTTCTATCTGAGCGATAGAAAGAAAGTGTTGTGATTGTCCAATACCGCTAAACGATGGACTTCCAAATGAGTGGACTAGGTCACTTGAGTGACTAATCGTTGGAATTGTCGTTAGGAGTACTCCTATCAATGTTAGTGTTAACGTCTTCATGTCTTGATCCATACCTCTGTAATATTTCTTCAACATCCCCATCAATGGGTTTGCCTTCTTTTTTATAATGTTCTAATAACATTGAGAGTTTCGTATTCAGACGTATCATATCATTATCAAGCATTCTTATTCTATCAATTAATGCAATAAGCGTACCCATTGTCTCACCAATTACAGGGTCAATAACCTCTGTAACCCATTTCCATATGAAGAAAACAAAGTACCCAAGGCCTGCCGCTGCAATAACTGGAAATCCATAGTCCTTTATCGCAGTAACTAAATCAAACTCCATCAATCACGCCTCGCATCCTCTTTGCCTTCGTTTGCTGCAATCCTATCAATGTTAGGTTTCACTCCAAAAGCATAGCTCATTAGAGCATCTATCTTCACCAAATCATTATTCATAGTCTGAACACGGTTATCCAAAGAACTTATCATGCCTTTGACTGTGTTCACACTATCAGTAACGCCTGCTAATATGAATCGGATTGTTAGGAAGACGAAATATCCAGCTGCGAGAGCGCCCGCAATAGGTGTTCCTACATCGCCAATAAATGTTAATACATCCATACTTCTCTTCTCTCAATACATACTATTTATAAAAAAGTCGCTCTAATCAAGCAATCTTTACACTTTCTTTTCGATAATCCAAAATGTCTCAGGCGATTCAAACGTCCTGTCCCATTCTGCACTAACTAATCTATACTCAAACCATATGTGCGTGACATATGCCATAGTCAAAGCAATTATTATACCACAAATCAGAAAGTAAATCTTCTGTGCTCTGGTAAAATAATGGTCATCATTATACTGTTCCATTGCTTCTCCTTAATTCATGTAGTATGGTCTTCGACAAACAGTTCTACCTGTATGGTGTTCCTTCGTACATGTATATTCTGCACGTTCTTCCCACTTCCAGTTAGTGCCTTTCAACCAAGGTTTTCTTTCCACTACCTTCCTGTCTTCTTCTATTCGTTCCATCCATTCATCATGTCTAAAACCAGATATACAACCAGAGGCATGACTAAAATCAAAACTGTCTAGTCTTTTTTGAGGATTAGATTCTTCTCTATCAAATCCCCATACATCCAAGCATTGTTTTATCATGTGGTTTGGACTCACATCGTTTGCATTTGCAACCCCAAAGAATCCTACTAATAATATAATACTTCCAATAACAAATCTCATAACGAAACCTCCAAACTAGTTGTTCTTACAACTATTTATAAGGTGTCGGGAAATTGACACTAATGGTTATTTGACGCTAAAAAAAAGGGACAGAGTTTGCACTCTATCCCTTTCCCCACATCAATGGTTTTCTCTATATTCGGCAACTGATGGATTTATTGATGTGTTTGTATCACCACCGTTGTTGCTTATCTATTTATGGGTCTGTATGTTATACCCCTACCCTAGCATAGATGCTTATTCGTTTGCCAACTTTTCAAAGTATGACATGGCATCATCATCGTCATCAGATGCCGCAGCCACCGTAGAAGGTTCTGGAGCAGATTCAGATTTGAAAGTAGGCGTAAAGTCTACAGTATCTTCATCTACCATTTGAGCGGCAGTTTTACCAGTAGCAACTGTACCAGTGAGAACTGCATCAAGACGAGCCTTCAATTCATCATAAGACTTAAAGTTTGACGGCGCAAGAAACTCAGCGAGTGAGTGTTGAGTCTTATAGATTGACTCTAACTCATCGTCAGTTTGTTTCAACTGAGATGGACTTTCGAAACCTGATTTATCATAGTTCCAATAACCATCTACTTTCCTAATCTTCAACATGAAGTTAGCACCTTCCCAAAAATCAAATGGGTTTATTGGTGTTTCATCAGGAAACTCTGGTTGCATCGTTTCCATCAACTTGTCAAAGATTTTCTTACCAAAACGATAAAGCATAACTTTACCTTCGTTTTGAGGATTTGCTGGATCACTCACAACGTACACGTTTGCAAAGTATTGCAACTTACGTTTTTGTTTACGAGCAATCTCTTTATCACTCTCGACACCAGAGTTCCACAGTTGCGAGTTGTACTCACTCACTGGGTCTTTCTGATTGAGTGTGGTTAGAGAGTTCTCTATAAACCACTGTCCAGTTGGGCCTTGGAAAGCATGATTCCATACTCGTACCCAAGGAAGTTCCTCACCCTCTGGTGCTGGTAGGAATCGAAGTACTGCGTACCCATTGCCTGCCTTGTCCACCTGTGGTTTCCACAGACGCTCATCAACGTATGATTTCTTTTCTGTGGATGGTGATTCATCCTTTTGGACTTGTTGTAACAGTTTATCCAGACTGTTCTGGTTTCTCATTGCTGAAATTGACATATTTTTTTCTCCGTATGTTTTCGTATGTTTAAGTATTTCACATCATTCATTATGTAACAGTATTTATAATACCGTAAAATGGGCTGTTTGTCAACAGATAAATTCATTTATTTTTAATAAATTTATTTTTGTCTTTCAACTTCTTTGCTGCAGCATCCCATTCTCGTGGTGTTGCGTCCCAAAGAGATTTACGATTATAATCATGTGTATCTTCACCGTATCGTCCACGCTCTCTGTTACCATCACCATTTAGTTCCGTAATGTCCTGTTGCATTGCTTTATAGTCTCGCAATTCATCTTCTTCATTAGGAACTATCTCAACATTCCCATCAAACGAATATCCATTCGCCATCAAGAAATGTTGAAATGCGTCACACATCTCATCCAAACTAGCATCGTCATCAACATTGAATTCAATCCTGTTGGTGTGGTGTGTTGTTTTGAAACCATGCACATCTTCTTGTGCAGGCTCTTCATGTATAAATTTATACACTATAGTTTCTCCATTAGTGGAAAGATTTTAGCAATCTCTACTGCACATTTCTGTGCAACTTCCATATGTTCTTTTTGAGTTCCATTCGCACTACGAAGTTCAATATAATGAACCCAAGAACGTAAAGAACCTTGCATATATAGTCGAGTCTTGGTCAGTCCTTCTGGAAGAACTGCACGAGCCTGTTCCTTTGCAATACCATTATCAATCGCCCACTGATATACTTCTTTAGCACGATTAATAAGTCCATGTTGTCTGCGACCCCACTCAGTAATCAAGTCTTGCATCTTTACATTATCTTGAATAGATGGGTCACGTTCAATCTCAATAGAGTTTTGCCTGTTTTTAGGGTCTTGCAAACGGCACTCTCGTGTCGTAAATTCATTGCCCATTGCAGAAGGTTCTGCATATCGTTGACTAAACTCTTGGAATGCAAAACTACGATGTCTTACAATCTGGTGAGCAATGTCACGAGTAGTATCAATCTCTAGTGTTGCACTTGCCATTTCCAATGGACTCCAATGTTTGTGCTTCACCAAATACTTGATAAGTTTTTCAGATGTTTCTGAGTTCATCTGGTTTGCTGGATTAGATACACGAGCACAATATGCAATCAAGTCTTGCACATCATCTATGCCGATGATTTTATCTTCATCCTTTGGTGGTTGACTATAACTAATCAGTCTTGCTGATGTTATCATCTGTGGTACTTCCTTATAGTTTGTCACCATCATCTTCCTTTTTTGTCAAACTGTAACCACCATGTGGCAGTTCTTCCCATAACAGAGTATCGCCTGTATCCCAACCCACTGAATCTAGTGAACCTGTTGGAAATTCAAAAAACAACTCTTTTGTTTTACCATCTTGTTGGACTTCAACCAACCATTTATTCTGTGACAATTGTTTATATCTCATAACAATCCCTTTTCAAAATTGAGTAGTTTTATATCATACTCAGGATATTCGGTTAACCCGCCTTGCGATATCGAGGGCGATAACCATTCGTAGGCTTATTAGCAATCTCTGCAAGTCTCTTTGAGAGAATAGTGTCACGGCGTTGTAACTCTGACAAATCTCCCTCTAAAGACTTAATTCGTGTGTTCGCATTTGCGAGTTTAGCACGATAGAAATCTCGTTCCCTAATAAGTTCATTCATCTCGTTTGAGCGAGCTGGATTTGGAAGTTGTACTTCGATTTCCATTAGAATGTCTCCTTTACCAGTTGGAGTAGTTTCGTTTTACACTTCTGCTTATCGTACGGCAGAAATGCGGCGTATTTGACGATTAAACGTCTAGTATCAGGCCATATTAAGTCATCTTTCAATCCTTCATCAAACCGTTTTACAAAATTAAGTAATCCTTGTAAGATTACCGCCGTTTCAATACTCACTCTTTTTGCGAGTATGTTCTTTAATAATACAGGATGTTTTCCGTTTTGTAAAGAGAAAATTTCATTAAAATCTTCAACTTGTGCAAATAAAAAACTCATGTCCTGTAGAAAATTATATGTAAGTGCCTGTTTGTTTTTAGACCATTCCAAATAATTCTCTTCACTAAAGTCACCCAACCATCCCTTCGGCGACTTCACAAAGTTTGCAATATAGTACTCTTGTGTTTTATCTCCATACTTTCTTGCTACTCTTGCAAAGAAATATCTATCTCTGCGTTTTAGAAAAGATGCCTTTGAGGCAGAAGTCTTGCCACCGTATCTTGTATAGTCATAATCACTAGTAAAGTGTAATTTAAGACCAAGATACATTTGGTAGGATTCCCACGCTTCCAATGGATTTCTCCTTATACTGGTAGGGTTGCTACTCTGGGCAAGAAGTTTAACTTCCTTGCATCTGCTTCTATTTTTTCTTTGAGTGGTTTTGAGATAAGAGGTTTTATCGCATCAGGCTCCATCTGATTTTTTTCGCAATAGTCTAGTATTGCGTCCATGTAGGTTACGCCATCATCTTGACTAACTATTTTTTCAATTTGAAGAGCAAACTTTTTTGGTGTCATCACAACTAGTTCTTCTAGGTTCATCACAAACTCCTGTTTACAGGTTAATAAAGTGGTGAGAGGCGTTGATAGCCCCTCACCGATAAATGTAGCAGAGCCCGTGTATCTACTTCGGGGTGCAAGTCTCTCTAACAGTAAAGAGACACGAGCGTATTAAGGCGCTACCCTTCATAAAAACTGGAGCGGGTGGACAGAATCGAACTGCCGTCATAAGGTTGGAAACCTCAAGTAATGCCATTATACGACACCCGCTTAATTCCACTTTTCTGTTGCTAAGTAAGTGGACAACTCCCTGCGTTTACGCCGCTAAGGCGAAATCAGATGGTGCAAAGTTATCGTTTGCGTTTAGTTTTGTTGACCGAATATCGTAAGTCACCACGGTAATCTACTCGCCTCTCATCTTGTCAGTCGATTCCTAATTCGCCCCCATCAAAAATACATTGTCTTCAACCCTCGTGAGGTCTCTGTCTCTGCAAAGAACACCTTATTGCAGTAAGGCGCAATGTACTTTTGGTGGAGGCGGAGGGATTCGCACCCTCGTCCTGTCCAAGTGTTGATTTGTATCAACGACTACATATATATTTATATCACGTTGAACTTCCAATGTCAAGAAGTTTTTGTATAGAATTTCCACTTGACAAGATACATGCAATTGATTGCCCCATAGGGAATTCAATCAGTGTCCATGAACCAGTTTCTTGGTTATGAGCAACAACAAGTCTAGTCCTAACATACTCACCAGTGTTGTTCATACTCAATCCTTCATTCAAAACAAGAAATGGAATCTCACCAAATCTTTTCGTGATATTAATAATTTCTTCATGTGTACCACACTGTACAGGTTTTTGTGCCCAGTATGGTTGTGCTATTGCATCAAGCGGTAGCAGCAACGCTCCCATCACTAATGCTATCTGAAGAGTCCGTTTCATTTTCTTTCATCCATTCTTCTGTAAACAGGTCGATGGTTTCAACCAAGTCTTGAAGATAGTCCTTCTTATCTTTTACGAATTCTTGTACAAGTCCATCTTCGGTTACAACAAGGATAACAATCTGATTGATTTCAATCCCTGTTCTTTCTTCAAACATCTCTGCGTATGCAGATGCTTGCATATAGTATTCAAAGTTATAATCGTCCTTACGTTCTGAACGAGAAGTCTTAAAGTCAATAATAGAAGGAACACCATTCCATTCTGCAATGCAGTCTACACGACCAGCAAGTCTATACTTCTCACTCCACAACCCACACTCTTGTGCATAGATGTTATCTATACTTTTCTCTAGAGTTGGTTTTAGTTGTGAGAACAAACACCAAGGTAAGAATTTTTGTTCATCCTTGGCAACTTCTTTGTTGTTTAGGAAGTCCTCACACATATGGTGTACGGCAGTTCCACGAGATGCAGCAGTACGCATAATGTGATTAGCAACATCGTTACCTACACGTTTACGCCACTCTGCGAGTCCTTTCTTCTTTTCTTTTCGAACACCCAACACTGTTGTGATAGATGGATACAAACCAGTGGGCGTATCATAGAAACGCTTCCGATTTATATTTTTTGTTGATACCTCTGGGATATCTACTGATTTATGGTTGAACATATTTCACCTCAATTATTTTACAATGATATAATTATAACAAAAACAATGCATTATGTCAAGAAGTTTCTTCATCTTTTACCATGAAGTTTATTTTCACAACACTACCATTTGTTTCACTAATATAATACTCTAACTCATTTTTGGTTAGAATTCTTCTTAAATCCTTTAGAGACACTTCTTTCATTATCCACACTTTCTGCGAGGTTGTTTAGTGCATCCACTACTAGTGGATTAGGTTTGGGACTGAATATAGTATCCCAATTCTCTTGCATTTGTTCGTCAGCGATTTGCTGAATTCTTCTTCTACTTCCCTTGCCCACGATATTTTTTATAACTCCGTCTTTTACTTTTATTCATCGTAGAGGTAATCGGGTTTCTACCCATTGATGTACCTTTAGATGTACCTTCATGTCGGCTACCGCCGATAGCACTTCTTGCCATTATTCAACTCCTAATCTAATCTTGTTGATCAGATATTCTTTTACAAACCCACTACGAACAATATCGCCAATGGTAAATTCAATGTTCTCAAATGCCTCCATAGACTCTAAGATTTTCATAAACTGTGCCAGTCCACTCTTATCAGAGGACTTAATCAAGTCAGTCTGAAAGAAGTCTCCACAGAACATAATCTTGGAATCTTGTCCTACACGAGTTACAATTGTATCTAGTTCATGGAAGTTCAAGTTCTGACATTCATCCACAATGATGATTGCATTGTCAAGCGTGATACCTCTCAAGAAAGATGTAGTCAAAAAGAATAGACTTCCTTGTGACTTTAACCTGTCATACAGATTATCAAACGCTTGTTCGTTTGGTTGTTCGAACATAAACTTAACCATATTTTGATAAGGCACTTGGAACAGTGCTGTCTTATCTTCTTCATCGCCGGGCAGAAATCCAATCTCACGAGTTGGCACTGCACTACGGACAATGTATACAGTATCGTATGGTGTATCATTCTTCAACACTTCTTGCATTGCAAGATATAGTGATACGAATGTCTTACCTGTACCAGCAGCACCATACATAAAAAGGTTCTTCCCAGCTTGATATGCTTCAAAGGCCTTTGTTTGATTGTCAGTAATCGGTTTAACTTTTACCAGACTGTCTAGTCTAATTTCTTTTGCTTTACCCATTATTTCTTCCCTTGTCGTTTACGATGTTTATCCACCACCGCTTGCGTCTTAATATCTTTAGCTGATCTCTTGGCATACCTCTGTCCAAGGTTACTGTTAGGATGAGACTCTCCCACCTTCTGCAGCACTTCATTGAATCCGTTATCGACCTTTATCCCACTCATCCCTGTACCACCAATAATCATTGGGGCAGAAGTTATAACACTTTCCTTGTTTGGATTTGCTTTTAGATATTCTTGGAGAGCGGAGTATGTCATAAAGACTTCTTCCATCTCACCAGTATCATTATCTCTCACACTATACGTTGGCATTATTTTTCAATTCTTCAATTTCATTTTTCAGGCGAAGGTTTTCTTCAACCAACTCCTTTATTCTATTTATACACGAATAATAACTGGAATTTAATTCTCTTATCTGGTCTTCAAACAACTGTGTTTCAGTTATAGTTTTTGAATTCACTGCCTCAAAAGAAGGATATCCCTTTTCAAAAACTGGTTCTTTTGTCATAGAGATACCAGCCTCATAACCCTTTTTCAAATTCTCTTGCATTTCATCCTCTTCCTTGCTTCTTCGAAGCATATAATCATAATACCCCTCACGCTGCATTTTGAAACTCATACCAATCTGGTGAACCTCTTTTTGTCCACTTTGCAAGGTGTTGTTTGTACTTGACGTAATAGTCCTTGTACGCACGAATAGAATCCCTGTTCTTCACATCATCAGGCATCGCTGGGGTTGGTTGTGTAAACGTACCTTGTTTCATGGACTTGGGTGGTTCACGAAGCAAGTCTTTTAGTTTGTTGTAGGTTTCATGGTATTCACCATTCTTGAAACCACGCCAGATAAACTCTTCATTCAGTTCGCACCACATAGTATACAACCACTCATAGTTAGCACGAGACTCACGAGTCCAGATACCACTAGGGTGATTGATATGAGATGCCTTGTATAGAGTTGTTTCCATAACATCTTCTGGGTGTAACCAGCGCTTGATTTTACTTCCGTTCTTTGTCCTACCGTAATACATCTCACCATCCATAGTACGATGTGCAGTGGACATGAGTTGAGCGTATTCGATAATCATTTTACTGCAATGACTGTTGTTGTGCATCTGGGCACAAATTTTAGGGTCTGGATGCATGTAGAATATGTTCATTACTTCTCCCAACGATAGAAGATATGGTCTTCTATCTCAACTGTTTTTGTCTTTGTCCTTGCCCAAGAGGGCGAAACATAATCAGCATGATAGTGAGTTGCACCATCAGTGATATCTATAATTCTTATTGTACCATCCATCATCAAGCTTGTCAAGTCATAAATCTTATTAAATGTCTCTTCATCATAGATGGTATCTGCCTTGCCATCACAATACCAACTGAACTGACACTTGTGTCGAACTGGTATCATCTCTCCTGTACCTTTCCAACTTGGACGGTGCAGTCCTTGGTAGACTACTCCACAAAATGTATTTGGAAAGCGATGATCTTTTACACGATTTATTGTAACGTGAGCGACTGCAATCTGTCCAGCAGTCCCTTGGTTTCGTGATTCGTGATAGACATTCATAGCAAGACACTGTGTCTCCACTCTCACCAGTTCATCTATCTGTCCTTGTGTTAAGTCTTCTGGTGATATGGGATGTCCATGAAATGACACCAAAGATGCCAGCATTAATTCTTTAATCATAAATTATCCTTACCACCAACCATGTTCAATCTGGCTGATTTGTTCCCTTGCAGCATCTACTGCCATTCCACTACCAAACTCTTCTTTCACTGCTTTGATAATATCATCAGTAGTACTGATTTCACTCGTTAACTCGCCTGAGTCTGTATAGAAATCAAAAACAAATTCCTGTACATCCATCAGATATGCATTTACTTTACCCATTATACAATCTCCTCAAAACCCATCATTGCAACTTTGTACTTCTTAGTACCCAATAACATCTGGTCGTTCATACTTGTAGAACGTAAACCATATGTTTGTCCATCCACTTCTTTAAGCGGAGCCATAACAGTGACGTTTGGATTATAGTCACCATTCTTTTCACCACCCTCAAAGTATTCTTCTTTGATACTCCAAGAACCCATTACGTTGTTAGTCCAACGATAAGCATACTCAAGTTTTTCTGTATCTGATGGTAAATCAGGAACATCTACAAATGCAACTGTATGTGGTGTATCCTCAAACGCTGCGTGAATAACTGCTACTTGTGTCATAATTTAGTACTCCATTTCATTGTCAACATAGCTATAATATCAAATTGTCAATAGATTGTCAAGGGGTTTATAGAATATTTTTTTCCCAAACAATCTGAGCCAATTTGTCTTCCATTCGGTATGCCTCTTTCTCCCAAGGCAAGTCCCAATAACCAACTGAATTTGGAACAGTGGTTTTCTTCCAACGTCTGTTCTTCACAGCATCAGACATTTCATTTCGTGCATACTGCTTAGCGTGTACCATCTCATGGCACAGGGCAGTAACAAAGTCCTTCAGAGACAAGTCTTTACTAACCTCAATCTCAAACTGTCGATTGGTATCTTCCATCATACAGTAACCGATTGCGTCATCAGAGAACTTACGGATACGAACTGATATTTCTAGCGTCCTCATTCGGGGCATCAGTTCTGAAATCATTTGAGAGACTACTTTGAAAGCGACTTTCTTCTGGAACTTAGTACCGCCTCTTACCTCAATAAAGTTCATACATACCTCTTTTCATCAACTTATACCTATATTATACATGTTTTGAGAACAAAGTCAAGTCTTTTTTGCAAAAAAAATCCCTGTAAAAACAGGGACTTAGAAATTATTTTTAATTATTTTTTTATCAGACAGTCACATCTAGTACTTGTCCTGTCTGTTTTGAAGACTCTACTGATTCGCCTCTAGCATTATATGTAGTGTAGGTTGTCTCCGTTACCCTGATTGGGCCATCCCCTACCTGAGTATATTTGACTACGGATGTAGTCGTATTTTCTCCTGTATGGTGACTTCGTGTGTAGTTACTCACTACTTGCACTGGAAGAATTGGTGTTATGTCTGTCATATTAATTCTGCCTCTGGCGGTGGCGCTCATTTCTGTGGTGTAAGAAGAGAGAGGAGAAATAGAGCGCCACCGCATCCGCTATACGATCAACTCAAAATGAGGCCCATCAATAAATGGGCGTCTGCCTTGTGAGCGCCGTAGGTCGATGTATGCATTCATAGCGTCTTCTGCTGTACCTTCATAAGAACGAATATCGCCCTCACTCCATGCAGCTCCCCACTTGACTGCTACACCTAACTCTTCTGCAGCTTGTTTGAAAGCATCGCAGATATCGTCATACACATTGATTTCCCACACAACATCAGAACCGTCATAAGCGACAACATCAACTGCATGTGAATAACCAGTGTCTTCTTGGACAAGGTGTTTAGACTTCATAGTCTGTGAGCGTCCTGATGCTACGAGGCGTTTTTGTTCCTCAAGCTCA